AGAGTAGGAATATCTAGCAGCGTAAATGATTATAGAGTCAAAAGCTGGGTGAGTGTTCATAAGATTCTAGAGGATTGGTGTCGTACTGATCGAGGTGTTCCATAAGACTAACCCTTGGAAGCTCTCCCTGTGTTAATTCATATATTGTCATGTTTTCTTAGGTTCAAGTTTAAGGACCGTGTTCGTGTTCCATAAGACTAACCCGAGAAACTAATCTCGGTGCTTACTTCCTGCTTCATAGATAGTAATACATCCCTATCTCCACAGGCTTGAATTCCGGTAGAACCTACCGTATGTAAATGTTTTAGATTCATAGCAGCATTTAGATCTCTGTCTAGAGAAAAGCTACATGAAAAACATGTAAACATTCTCTGACTAAGATCTAGAGACTCCCCCACTACACCACAGTTAGAACATTTCTTAGTAGAGGGAAAATACTTGTCTGCTATAACAATCTCTCTCCCATACCACCTAGCCTTGTATTCTATCATACCTCTAAACATACCAAAGCTAGCATCTCTGAGATTTCTATTTAGAGATTTTCCCATATCCCCAAACTTCAAATCTTCTAAGACTATAACTTGGTTCTCGCGTATAATCTTAGTAGTAGCCTTATGTAAGGCATCTTTTCTGATGTTACTGATTCTATAATGTGTTTTTGCTATCTTCTTTCTTGATCTTTCTCTGTTTCTACTCCCTTTCTGTTTTCTTGAATGTTGTCTTTGAACTCTTTTGAGTTTCTTTAGATTTCTTCTCAGGGCTTTAGGGTTCTTAAAATACTCCCTATTCGAGGTAATAGCTAAATGTTTGATCCCCAGGTCTACTCCGACTACATTGGTATTCTTAGGAAGTTCTTCAATCTCTTCCTCTACTATACAAGAAACAAACCACCTATCTGCTCTACCTGAGATAGTAGCAGAGATAATTCTCTTAGAGAGGTCAAGATAATTCTTCTCTTTGATTCTCACTAGACCAATGTTTGGGATCTTGATATGAGTATTAGTTAACCAGGTACACCCCTGTAACCAGTAAGACTGTCTTGACCTATGTTTAGATTTAAAGTTAGGAAATTTACATCTCTTCTTGAAATAGTCTTTGAAGGCATCTCTACAATTAGTGAAAGCTCTATTAAGTGAACATGCAGAAACCTCATACAGCCATTTATACTCCTCTGTTCTTTTGAGCTCTAAGAATTTCTTACCTAGATCAACTGAGTAATCCTTAGATTCAAGTTGTTTTTTGTATTCAGATAGATACCAGTTATAGACCCATCTAGCAGATCCCACATGTTTTTTGAACATGGTTATCTGCTTTTTGTTAGGCTTGAGTTCTAACAGATAAGATTTATGGGTCTTACTCATTTTCTCTTAATCTAACTCTTCTTCTGGTTGAACCCATCCTGAGTGTTTAAGAACATCAAAGAAGAATGGCTCATATTCTGGATGGTTCTCGAGGATCTGGGAATGGTCATCACATACTCCGTAAGGGAATCCTTCTACGTCTTCATCAGGATGATCAAAATATCCTTCTATCTTTGTGAAGAAGGGACGAAGGATATTATCGGAAGACCAATCACAAGTCTCATAGATAGGATAATCCACTGACAAACTTCTAAATTCGCCACACCTTAAACCAGAATCTCCAGCTGAGGATAACATATCTGAAATCCTTCTTATATGTGAAGGCACATATTCAGAGTTGATCCGCAGGATATCAGTAGCTGGGACGTTTTCTATCTGGTCGAGAATAACTAGATTATATAACATAACAACAATTTTCTAACAACTAACAGCCCTGCCATAACAACAAATAAACTATACCTTACATTTGAGTGAAAGTAAAGTAGAAAAAGGTCAGCTCGTCAAGGAGGTAGGGATGGGGAATCCCGTTGAAGAAACGAAGCTGACCTTTTTCTTAAATTGAATTGGGGTGTTAGTGGTAGGGAAGACACAGAGGCAGGGGAGAACCTCTGTGAAGAACTCACTAACACCCCAAAGTCTCATTGGAAATATGCCTCTTCCTAAGAAGTGGATGTGCAGTAGTGAGTGTCCTAGGATCTACCTGATTAAGGATATAGTTGACAACTCCTATTGAGATAACGACCACTAACAAATATACAAATGTTTTCTTCACAGATTTACAAATTTACAGCCCTAACAATTTCTACTATCGTTTACTTCTGATTAAAAGTAAAGTAGAAAACATTGAAAAGAATTACACCATCCCAAATATAGTGCGCGAAGGGGATTCATATTCTATTTCTATTACAAGTGATCCGGTAGGATGCCAATCTTCTTCGTCGTCAACTGATTTGAATTCTCCGAATTCACTCAGAACTCCGGAGATCTCTCCCCTAGAAGTCATGCGAACAGAATACTCATCAAAAGGAATACGAAGAAATAAGAACCCGTGACCATTGGAATTCTCCTTGATCAGTGAATTAATACCACCAACTTTTCCTTCTCGTATCTTTCTCATTTCTGCCCTACAATATCATCTTGATTTCCTTGAGTCTCAGTGAGATTCCTATAGACATCTCCCATGGCTTCGTGAGCTGAACCTGATAACGGTGCCCCATGTTTATCAACAAACGGCTGCATTGATGATGTAAGAGATGCTCCATCTTCCATTCGAGCCTTTACCTCTATTAAGAAATCAGTAAGAGCATCATCCATTACTTCTGGATAATTGAATCCATTGGGATTATCTGATGGATCAGTAGTCGCAGCTCCATGAAATTGATTAGGAGACAAGTTCACAATTAGACTATGAGCATTGGAGATAATCATCTTCTTTATCTCATCCCAGATCTCCTGGGGAGTCATGACCTGGAGAACATTCCATCGTCCTTGAGATTTGGTGTAATTTATTGACTCGTTGAACCCAATTGCAAGGCTGTGCTTGAAATGCTTCTTAAGCTCTTCGCGTGGACCAGCCTTGATAATGATATTAGGACCCTTGCCCCCACTGAATTTCCCGTCATCTTTTGCCATATTAATTTACTTTGATTACCTGTTTTATGTCTGCTCCTCGCATAAATATGTAGAATTGATGTTTCCCATGCCAGTATTCCTTGACCTGGAAATAATCAGCAGATTCTAAGTCCCTTACCTTACCCGAAGACATAGGAGACGGATCTAATGCTTTAGAAAAACAAATAGAAGAAATACAAGAAACAGCCAATACCGTTATAAATACAAACCCAAAGAATCGTTTATTTATCATAACATCTTTCCAAATTTCCAACCAGTGTAACCCCTATAATTTTTGACCCGGACTAATTCAGCCATACACCCAACATTGAGAGTAGGTGGTCTAGTCACCATAGAAGGAGTTCCTAGCTCAAGAACAACTGATTCAGTCGTTCTCCCCACACCTAGGAAATAGAAAATCTTGGAATTTTCAATCTTCTCTAATTTCACAGATATACTCGAAAACGTAAGACCCATTCTTAAAATAACGTCAAAGGTTGATAGATGGCTTGGCATCAGCCCAAATCTTTTCCAATGCTGGGTAGGGATCATATCCTGGTGTATCCTTCCCTCTCATGAGACAGGTATTGAACGGAACTACTCCAAGTGTTTCTCCCCAAGGGCAATAGACATCTAAATCTCCAGCTAAGTCACAACAAATCCAAGGATAGTTATCATGATCCCAATAACTGTGAAGCATGGCATATCCCATAGAAATTGCACATCTATCTAATTCCTCGGAAGGACAATCAACCATAAATGCATCATGAATATCATTAATGATGACAGCTTTAGATACATACCCAGAATCAATAATATTTTTCTGAAACCAAGACATCCCCTTAGAAACCCACATATGTGAATCTCCTTGAACTGGAGCATTAATGGCTTCTCGTAATGCCTTGTGTTGCCACATAGGATCAGAATTCCAAACGTCGGGAACTCGCCTAATCAATCCGAAGAGAGAAAGTGTAAATCCCTTAGCACTAGCCCACTCTTTGACTGAAGGATGCCACTCTTTTGTAAACTCTGGGAATGTGTCATCCCAAGCTTTGATACGGACTCTCATCTCCTCCTCATCAACTCCGTATTGTTTGGCGATGGCTTTATACCCTCGACCATACTGCCGGCCCAGTGTGACGAATTTACCATTTGTTCTCTCCTGCTTAGTAACATCCTCTGGAGCTTTGTTCATCACAATAGCAGTACCAGCAGTATGTACATCTAAGCCTGACGCAAATGCCTTAACTAAATTATGCTTCTGTGCTCTCTCTAGATAGTAATCCCGGTTCTTTTTATGGAAGGCATTATCGAAGGCAGAAACCATTCCATGCTTAGAAGCCATAACAGCAGGAGCAGCAATGGAATGAATGCACGCAAATCTAACCTCAGCAGCTTGACCATCAATCTGAAGAAGATAACCTCTGGTAGTTGGAGTATGGATGTTGAATCTAGAGGTATATAGATTCCGAATTCGTTTAGATTTCTCGATCTTCTGAAGATTCTCGCCAGTAAAAGAGCTTGTCCCTTCTGCATCATCAGCATTCCGACAAGAATATCTACCTGTAGCAGTTCCATGAGTTAGGAAAGAAGGATGGGAGAATCCATCTCGAGTCTTAGCAGCATTGCTACAAACTGGCAGAATGAAATTGGCTAGATCATACTTAATCTTTTGATACAACCTAAGACTCCTAATAAGCCTCCAGACAACTTTGTATTCAGTTTCCCTGAGCTGGTTCTCGTGGAAGTCTAATGTCTCCTCTGTGACCTTCTGTTCCTTCTTCTTCTCGGTCCTACCATACTTCTCAGGATATGGAAGTCCTAGCACATCATAAAGGAGATGACGAATCTGTGCAGTAGATCCACAATTGAATTCTGTTCTCTTCTTCAGAGAGGCAATCATCTTGACATACATAGAAGATCCTTTGATCGGGATCTTCTTCCGTTCTCCTATAATTTGAGCAGCTTTCTTGTTAGTGATATCTACTATGTATGGATTGCTCTTGATATGCTGTTCAATACGAACTATCTTCTCCTTGCTTTGTCTAGCGTATCTCTCAGCATATGGGAGATTAGCCTGGATTCCGTTCCTATCCAGAATAGCAGCATTTGCCGTATTAGGAATCATAACTGCTTTATACAACTGATACATATCGATATGGTAGAATTCAGAATTCTTTACCATTCTAGATTTGTATTCATGGAATAGTTGGAAAGTTGCATCTGTGTCAAAACAGTTGTATTCCAAGACTGTCTTCAATTCCATCTCGATGAGAGATTTGGTACTGATAGCCCAGTCTCTCCATTTGAGATCTATCCGAGCACAAGGCTTGAGACCATATCTACCCTTGGCATTTTCATCCAAGGTATATTTCATGATCATCGTATCTTCAATACGATTAACTGTATCTTGAAAAGTAGGACACATTGAGATACCAAGACCCAGCTCAAGACCTATCTTATCAAATTTTAGTATGTTATGTCCGATCCAAGTAAACTGAGGGTCTGAAAGAACCTTTCTCAATAAATCCCATACCTCTTCATGGTCTGGAAGATCTCTTCGTATTTCAGATTGAGGATGATTGAGACCAAACGCAAATGCCTCATTATTCTTAGAAGTAAACGAAATACTTAGGAGATCAAATTTCTTATGATAAGGAGGATAGGAAGTTGTCTCGATATCAACAGACCAATGGGTAGCATTATAGATAATGGTTGATAGAAAGTTAACAATATCAGCTCGTTGAAGAAGAAGGTTGTAATTCTTCCCAGTCAACATATCCACTGGAGAATCTAGTAGATTAGAAATCTTAGCTAGGTGGGAACAAAACTCTTGAATATCTTCATCTGTATTTAACTCCCCAGGAAGCTCCATAACAGAGATACAAGAACACCCAGGAAGAGGTGTCCAGAAGTCTACAAATATATAAGGGTGTAAAGCTCCCCCTAACGATAGAATAAATCGTGGAGAACAGTCCTCGACAACTTGGGAGACGAATGAGACGATATCCTCCGCAGCTATCTTCTGCTTTTCAGGAGAGAGATAGACATATCGAATCTTATGTTTCTTAGAGAATTCAACTCCAGATAGAAGTTTGAGTAGGAGAGATTTCTGGAGAGATTTATCAATACAATCAGGAAGAACTACGACTAGGTCAGGGATATGAGAACCTTCAAAAACATCAGTAAGAAGCATATACTTCTAATCGTTATTTGAAAATTCATTAGAACTGAGATATTGATCCTTTATATATCCGATTACCTCTGTCTCCCACCACTTACTAAATTCTTCTGGGTGATTGTTTCGAAAGTAATCAAATACTGCCATCAACCCGTAGACACTCATATCTCCAGCGGAATCCACCTGAGCAAGTGTGAAGTTGTTATCTACTGCATTACTGAGTCTGTCATACTTTCTATCAATGTTCGACATGATAGATCGAGTAAGTCCATGCTTCCTCCAAGAATCTTTATAATTGTACCCCTTTGCAGTACTGAGAAATACCATGGAAATAAATCCAAGAAGAAGATTGGCTACTCCCCCATTCCCATATTCATGTCCGTCTATCACAGGTATCTCTATAGTCGTCAATATTCCTACACCACCGTCCTCCGCATCTTGAGTAGGAACTTCTATTGTAATCCCTGGGATTCGGCAAAAAGTTTCTATATCTATGGATAATTCAGTAGGAATTTCTATCGTAAGTCTTATATTCGAAACACTCATTCTTTCTTCAATCGTTCTTTCTGTATTCTCTTAGATTTATAGCGATAGAAACATTTCTTCATACAAGATATCAGCCGTTTGAAGTCTTCTTCCTCAGCGGGAATCGGGAGGCTTTTTGTTAATTGTGGTGTTCTCTTGTCTCCGATATGAAGAACCATGAAGGGTCCATATTCATTTTGTTGAAGATAACACTTAAATAGTTTATGACTCAACTCCACTGATGACTTATTGAGAACTTCTGCTTTAGGCATGATAAATAAAAAGTGAGGTTTTAGTTAAGATTGTTAATCTTAGGTAGGACAATCTCCGGCCAAAACCTCATAAAAACCGTCCTAGGGATGTTGTTGCAACCTAGAAAATCAAAATTATTTGTAAGAGGACAAAATACCTGGAAGTAGTCTTATCATTTCTTCCACCGATGGGTAATCTCTATTAGCCCAGTCCCCATTAGAATAGAATCCTGTCCGGGACTTAGTCACATAACCTTCATACTCTGCTCGCATAGAGATAAAAAGCAAAGGAGGATTTTCTCTAGGTCTCATCAAGAATTCTACAATGGTTCCCTTTTTATTCTTCTCATCGGCCGAAGTATAAATTCTAGCAACTGACTTAGACGTAATATCTAAATGATAATTCCAAATAGGCGCATCTGGGATTTTAGCCTTGACTATGTCTAGAATCTCCTTAATGGTTATCTGAGTGCCAGCTTTCTCTGACAAAGTGGTAATATCAACTGGATTAAGAGCTGCCTTAGACTTATTAGAATTCTTTATCTTGTCTAGCCTAGACAAAACTTCAAGGGTTTGAATCTTACATTCCGCACAACTCATACACGGAGTTCTACTTGGAATATTGGGATCCCCCATACAAACAGGATCATCATCTCGAAACCATATCCCGAAACACTCTACAGCACCTTGTTCTTCGAGAGGTTTCGATGGGTCAAATTTGTTGAGTTCAAGATCTCTAGAATATATGACCTCTTGGTCAGCTAATGGAGGGGACTGAATAAAGGTGGTAGACATGATTAATAGATGTGTGTGAGTTAGTTGGTTGGTGTGTGAAGATAGTATTCTGCTATCTTTTGGATCTCTTCAAATTCCGAAGAGTATTTATTTCGAATCTTCTTGTTAGAACCCCACCCAGGATCCAGTAGAAGATTATGTATTACTAGTTGTAAAGTTTCTGAAGAATCTTGGGAATACTCTTTCAAGAATTCTACCAATGTCCGGTACTCATTAAGCTGGGAAGATTTATCTGATAGACCGGGAACATCTGATTCACCTGTAGAAGAAACTACGTGATCGGCACAAGCCCAGCTAAATTGAGAAGTGTCAGGATCATCCCCATCTTGAGGAAGTTGCACCAGAACACCTGCTCTCTTTTTTCTAAAAATCTTTCTGAATATATCCTTGAATTTATTTGAACAAGAAGCCTTACACAACTTTTCAAATTCAGATTTAGCCCTAAATCCTTTGTATCTAGAAATAACAGAGGCAACTGCTAGCTGTCCCTCCCCATAAAAATTATCAACAGAGGAAAAATACTCACCATTAGCTAATTTATTACTTTGCCTAGACGCAGAAAAATAAACCCATCCTAACATTGTGGTGATGTCTTCTTCTGACGGATACCACTTATCTCGTTTAAATTTTGTAATTTGCTTTACCGAACGTTTATACTTCTGAATCGAAGACGTAACTCTCTTGTATTTTGAAACAATGGGTGGAAATTTAGGTTCTTTTCTAGGATACTTTAGGATACACATACTAACAACAATTTGATAACTAGAATAACTTTCCCCGAGACTAGATTAAAACACAAGCCATATTTTCAAATTTCTCGCATACTACTATATAACGCTGATAACTCAGAATCAGAAAGCTCATCTGGATCTCCCCCTTTCCCAAAGTAATTATCCGGAGGAATATATACCTTTGCAAGTGAGTATTCCTTCAACATAGTAGAGATTTTTTCACATGCTATCTTACCTGGAATTTTTCCAGAATCTTTAAGAGGAGTATCACTATCCGTTATGACATAATACCGAGAAGCATTAGTAGCCAGAATAGCTCGAAGTTGCCCTGCCCCTAAGCTAGAACCTCCTATACCTATCCCCCAAGGCCCAATTCGATTAGCATCAAATACTGCCTCAGTTACTGTCCGGAAATCTGTGTCGCACTTAGGATCAGAGAACCACACAAATTGAGTCTTCTTCCATTCCCCAATTTCCTTAGGAAATTTATAACGAATCTTAGAATATTCTCCAGGAAGAAGTCGAAGCTGGAAGTAGACGTGTTTTCCAGTTAGATCGTAGAAGGGAATTCCCAAATATCCCTTACACCTACCATAATCCTTCTCCTCTTCAAAGTGCTCTGTACAGATTTTGAAGCCCTTTCTAGACAACTCCTCAAGGTTGGTATGCTTCTTGTCTAAGACCTCTCGTTGAAGCTGTAAGCACGGTAAAGAAAAAGAACTCAGATCCGTGAAATATTGATCCCATATCTGGAAATAACCTTCTGTACATATCTCAGCCTTGACCTCGTCCTCTGGCTTTTCTTCTATCTCATATTCCGCCACATACTTAGAAGCTCCGAGTTTTTTCATCAACCACTGTATAGTTCCCTTCTCCCCACAGGAACCACGCCAACAATTGTAAATCCCTTTCTCTATATTGACCGAAAATTTGTCATCAGAAGCTCCACAAAAAGGACAGACAGTAAATATATTCCCCTTAGAATCTTCCCGGATAACCTCTAACTTAGAGTACACATAAGTCTTAATTGAGGCAGAGTTCATGTAGGAAGCTTTATAACTGGCATTTGAGGAAGAACTAGACCAGATCCAGGTTTAGAATATCCAGACCTGGATCCAGATTTAGTAGACACATCAGGAGAAGGAAGAGTGGCTGGAGCAGAAGATGGCCGAAGTTGCATTGTGCTTTTGTAAACTTCCACTGGAATTGGAAATCCTGCAGCATTGTTTCTATTCTTGGCCATGTACAGTCTCATGATTTCGGGATCGGACTCACGTTCTGCTCGAGTTTGAGATAGAGAAATAATAACATCAGATACCTGAACTTTTCCAATGTCTTCAGCCATATGTTGAAGATCTACCACATCCTCCCCATAAGAAGTTCTGTTGCTCTGAGAAGCAGTGAAGACAGGGATATCTCTCTCTACTCCTATTTTCCTAAGACTAGTAAATATCTGAGTAAGTTCAAATCTTCTATCAGATTGTTTGTAAGAAGGTAACATGAGATCCCCGTAATCCACTATCAGACAATCCGCCTTGAAATCTTCACGAGTATCTAGATCATCTAATAGGAATTCGAGTGATTCAGTAGTAGCTGCATAAGGAGCATATTGGACAACAAATAATCGACCTCCAAACATACTGTAATGTTGATCAATCGCTGTAATTCCTTTTTCCGGGTTATCTCGTAACTGAGAGCGAGTCATGCTTGTCATCGAGGAATCTACTCGTTGGCAAATTACCTCACCAGAAGTCTCCAGAGTCACATACAGGGGATTATAAGCACCCATGAGAGCACCTTTTGCGAAGTTAGCAAGAACAAGTGTCTTACCTCTCCCAGAAGGTGCGATTATTGTCATTAACTCACCTCTCCCAAGACCTCCATCTAGTGACTTATCTAGTTCAGGACAGATGACTGTTCGAATCTTGTCTAGTGCATCTTCCTTAAGCTTATTGACGCGTTCAGTAGCAGTCTTTTGGTGATCGAATCTCTTCTCATTTGTAGCTTTCTCAGAAAGGCTAAGGCTGATTCGTTTCTTGATGTCATCAAAATCAAGTTCGTCATCCCGAGTAATCTGAACCTCGTTCAATACTGCCTTAAGGACCTTCTCAGTCTTCAACTTACGGAGGAATATCTTAGACTTATCTAGAAGAAAAGGATCCTCGTGAGTTATCTCCAGCTGGTAGAGATGATTGGTTAATTGTGTGAAATACGTCAGATCTAGTCTAGCGTCTCGATCACAATAGTATTTACACATCTCATACATATACCTGGAAGATATAAGAGATTTATACTGAGTGAAATATGACGTACAAATTCCGACTATTATCTGGTAATACGCATTAGAAAAACACTTGGGATCTAGTAACGAAGAAAGACCCAGGTAAAAGGATCGATCACGAGCATATCTCCTAACAATCTCATATTGAAGATCATCATCAAACGGGAATAATTTTACTTCAGTAGTCTCTCCCATGTTCATGTCCCTAGATATGTAATCTTATCTCCCACGGAAAATACTTTTCCCTCGTTCTTCAATTGTTTATATTCCTCAAACTCCACTAAAAATGAATCTCTGAACATTATGAGCATGTCAGTCGTAAGTATAATAGATAACGTTTTTGAAACATCATGGTCATGTCTAGCCAATAGGTAATCCCAGGTGTATTGTTGATTAGAATTCTCTATATCTGGATCAGGAGATGTCCTAGAAATTTCCAAAAATTCTGGGACAATATAGTTTTGGTTAGACTCCCGTTTGTTGAAGAGATAAATCTCCAATGCTTCCAGACATGTTTCCAATTTCAACGAAGCCTCAGTGAGAGAAGTCCGCACAACTGTTTGACGCCGGAAAGAAACAATAGAAGACAGATATTCGATTGCAGTTATGTTGAGTTTCTCACAATACTCCGCAACTTCTACGAAATCCTTAAAGTATGGAGATTTCGTAGGATCCCAACCGTCAACCACTTCGTAAGACAACCGAGCTACTTTATACCTTGATACCTTATATCGGTATAAAACCTCCATAAGATCTTTCGCCAACTGAAAGACAGTAGAACCAGAAACTCGAACTGGTCGTCTAGGGTATTTAGTGATTAGTATCACTCCTCAACTGAAAACGGTGTCAGTCTCCAACAGAAATGTACAACCCATGAATACCCAGTAAGAAATACAGTTATCAACACAAGCAACAACATCCAGTTAAGTATTTTTCTTAGACCCTTCATAATTAAAAACAGAACCCAATTGTTCATCCACTAGTTCAATCTCAAACCCTTCATTAATACAAATATCAAATCTCTTCTTAGAGTGTTCTTCCAACTTCTTGTGACCGCGAATATACCATTCATAAATCGTTACTGTATTGTCTTTGTTTTTCTTCTTCCGAAGAGCTCTTCCGTATTTCTGCTTGATTCGATTAGAGGCTTTCATCCCCCCAACAATAAACCAGTGTTCTGGGTAACCAAAGTCCAGTGCTCTGTTCCAGATAGAAGAAGCTAGTATAACTGATACTCTCCCATATTCCAAGTCTTCTGTAGCTCTCTTGCGAGACTGCACCGAGCTTGAACCGTCCACCCGAACACACCCTACTCCGAGCTTCTTAAACTTCTCCAGAAGAAGATCTCCGTGTTTTCGATGCTCATAGAGAACTACTACCCCTTCATCTTGAACTTCTGATGCAATAGTTGCTACTCTCTCAGCAAATTCCTCGTTTTCATTGATAAGACTCTTCACCGCATTCTGATAGGTGCTGGGAATGGGGAGATTTGAATAATGAGATGTGTGGAACTTGATGAGAGGCTTAGCAGAATATTCTTCAGAGATGAGATATGAATTTGAAATTCTTACTAACTCCTCTCCACTATACCCCACCAATTTTGTGTTGTGGATCTGGTTATCAGTAACAGGAGTCCCTGATAAGTAGATTCTAACATAAGCTTCACAAGACGTTCCAATCAATTCTCCCGTACTCGCAGTTGCAGAATCATCGCACTCATCCCAAATTAGGATCTTAGCATTCTGGAGAAGGGAGTTGAAGTCCTTGGAATTCTTTACTGAATCAAGAGAACATACATTTACTCCTGAGAAGTCTACTGTCTTATTCTTGGAGTCGATAATGTTGCACGGGACACCTCTTTTCTCAAATCGTTCAGAGATTTCGGAAACACCTGTGAGTTGAGCAGTTATCACAAAGGAACAACATTTAGGGTAGGTGTTAATGATGAGAGAAAGAATTTCTGTCTTACCTCCATTCGTAGCTATATTAAGATATCCCCGTTGATGATTATGAATAGCTCTGACTGAATCTAATTGATAAGCTCTAGGTTGTAGACCAAGCTCCTCACATACCTCCTCAGGAGTCCTACAAGGATCTACAACGTTCTTTCTCTCATCCAACGCAGCAAAGGGGTATCTCTCGGAATCAAACGTTTTGAGAGCTCTCCAGAGAAGACCAGTAGGTATCTTGATTAAGTTGCTACTATCTTGCTCAATGGGAGACCATTGGGAAGACTTCCAAATGTATTTGGGTTGACCTCTCCTTGCATACAAATTCCGAACTAACCCAGAAGTATCTACATTAAGAGCTGTCTGAAATCCAGAGAGGAGTTCTGGAGGTAATTTATGGAAATACGAATAACAGTTCTCGATTAGAATTTCTATCACACTACCAACATTATCGTTAAAGTAATAATGAGGTAGAACTTCAATCTACTACGATAAGCAGCATACTCCTCTAATGTACAAAAATAGATCATTACAAAATAGTTGGTTGTCCCTCGATAGAACATTCAAAATGTTCGTTGCAATCTAGCTCAGAGAGAGGACCAGAAGGAGAAAGCCGATATGAATCTTCTTCAAAATGTTCTGTGGACGTCTCGATTATCATAGCAGAATCTGCCATAGAAGGAGAAACCATAAATCGGTGAGGAGTCCCCACCGGAATATCAACTACATCTCCTTCATTCAAGAAATCACTCCAAGTTTCGACACCATCCATGTCAGTGAATATAATCTTCACCTGACCAAACTGAACATAAAATGTTTCAGTCTTCTTCTTGTGGTAATGAATAGAACATTGAAATCCTGGGAGGATATGGAGGAGTTTAGAGCAGTACTTCTCAGTATTCGCAATCCATTCTTCCCGTCCCCATTCTTTTTCTACGTATCCGACTAATGATCGTTTCATATCTATAAAGGAGTTAACTTCACCGGTTACATAGAAAACCAAAACATAACCATCTTAATAAGGACGTAGCAACAGAAAACACCGAGAGCAACCCTCCCGATAAACCCAGCCACAGCTCCAATAAGTGCAACAATCCCCTTTATAAGAAGACCACAAGTTTCGTCAATAAATTTAATCATAACAACAATTTCTTTCTAACAACTAACAGCCCTAACAACACTTATACTATGCCTTATATTGGAATGAAAGTAAAGTAGAAAAAGGAATTATTCTTTTTTAGTGTTGTTGGGTCTTCTCTTTTTGTCATTCATATCCCTAAGCATCCAACATAATCCTAGAAATTCCTTATCCGAAACAGGTTTATCATCTGCTATGTCTTTGAGAGTCTTGTGACATACATCAGTTGCCCTATTCATACCAGAAATCTTAGACAAAGTACTAAGATAAAATTTAAGCCTGTTAGGTTCAACTATGTTCCCCACGAACCAGCGTTTCGCAGAATCAATAGAAGGGTGAATCTCCCCTTTCTGGAGAGATGCATCGTGTGTTAATGTTGGAATTGAATCGCTCATAACTACTTAAGACATTGAGACAGATCTCCAAACAGAACCGACAGGATCATAACAACATAGCCTCATGTCATCAACACTAGAAGCACCAGTCCCAGTTGCAGTAGCAACACTGAACACAGTAACTCCGTTTATCTGAGCATTAATGGTGTGTGTTCGAGATCCAGCTGTAACTCCCTTTTGGGATCTTACTGTTATGATGATAGGTCTCTTCAAGAAGTTGTCTAACAACCCGGTAAAGTCATAATTAGTAGTGATGCTTGCGTCAGTGGTTCCAGAATTTGCATGAACAGAAACCTGATCGAATATAGTAGTCTCTGTTAACGTAGATCCACCACTTACGGAATCTTCTGACCTGATTAGTGTTCTAAGATTAACTGGAGGTTGTATGTTGATAAAAAATATCTCTGCAGTCATCGCGTAACCAACCATCTGATAATTATCTAGAGGGTCTGCCGCTGAATATGCCACGATAGCTCCAGCAGTATCACTCGCGATGTAGGACTCCATTACAGTAAGGCTAGAGAACCCGTCCATAATACCATGACATTTAATTCTCACCAACGCACCACTTGCGACTGAGTCAACGACAAATCCAATTGCTGTCTTAGTTAAAGTTATAGCATCTTGACGATCTGCCTTGACACACTGGAGGAGATTAGGGGAGGCATCTGAAATAGCTCCTCCTGTATTATTAGTGGTTAGTGTAGTAAGTGCGGTAGAGCTTGTAATCTCCTCGATGATAAAGATTGTTCCGCTTATCTCGATAACAGACCCAGATTGAAGTTCATTAGCAAAATCTGTCCCAGTCCCAACAATGCTAGAACTTCCATCAGCCATGTCAAATGTCCCAGTAAGAGCAGCCTTTTCGAGAGTTACAACTTCTCGAGCAGATAATGCTTCACCGGCATCAAATACCATGTGGACATCAAGATCAACTTCCAATGCTTCAAACACAGATTGAAGAATTTGAGTTGGATTAGGAGATCCAGATCCAGTTAGAGTAGATCTAATTTTTCGTAGAGTAGTAGACATAATAGCTTATGAAAGTAGATGTTTGAATCTATCGGTTTTTATATTACTTCGTAGAAGTTCTATCTCGAATCCTGGATGACTCCGGTAGAAAAAGAAATCCTTGAAGAATGGGAGAAGCTTTAGAGAAACCAATTCAACCTTTTCCTGAGCTTCTGTTATGAACTTAATATCAAACGAATTTCGATGAACTCGTTTCTGTATTCTAGATAATGCTTCTTCTGGGTCTGTGCTAATAGATACCAGAGTCTTATAGTATGGACTAAGAGCAAAATCTTCCATCATCGTCTTATAATAATAAATATTTCTTTTTAATGGTCCAAAATCTATATCTGCTTCAACTAGAAGATTGTATCTGTAAGCTCGTGCATATGATAGAGTATCTGAAAGACAACCTAGTGTACTTTCGGGAGCTTCCCATCTATTAGTGAGATCACAAAATCTATCTAATCCTAACCACACCCAGTTAGGATCTTCTCCTAGTATTTTCTGGATGAGGTGAGACTTACCTGATCCAGTTGTCCCACATACAAATATCAAATGAGGCTTCCCAACCGAAGATTTCCCTTCAACTACTTCTTTCAAAATCTTACTCATGATACATGCTTCAAAATATGTTCAATCAAATCTTCTACTGTTGTATCAGGGTTAAGCTCTGATATAGAAAGTTCTTCATCTATCTTATACACGTCTTGGACATGTAATATAATATCAGAGAGTTCTAGAGAATCATACACAAACTTCAGACAATCCGAAATCTCTAATTCTGGAGTAGATGTGTATGATCTGAGTTCTTCTAGGAGTGTTTCAGACGTATGTTTCATTATGTTCGGTAACAAATTATCTGGGCATATCTCAAGGAACGTAACCCAGCGTTATCTGTGTCAGTACCAACTGCATATACTCGAGCGACAAATTGAGTAGCTATAAAAGTATCAGCAGTAATATCAAGTGTGTCATATGTAGCTGTTATATACCCTTCTGAATTAACGCCATTTACCACACTCCCGTTCGCAGACGCAATATTAGTAATAGTCCTGGTAACTGTGGAAGATCCTCGTGGAAGGATATCTATCTCAAAATCAGAATCATCATAAGTAAACAACACAGCTAGATTATCTGAAAATACCATATTACCGTCTGAGTCAGACGTGATACCATTCAACTCAGTGTCTATAGAAGCTGATCGAGTAGATCCCCTGTCTCTGTCTCTTGGAATAAATTTGAAAGTAACATCATCCGAAGCTCCGTATGCACCATTCAACAGATTCCCATTAGCTGTCAGTCCTATCGGAGTAAATGGTTTGATAAATTTTCCAACCATTGTAAGATTGGCAGACGTAACCACTGCGATATCTTCAGTATTTCCATTTTCATCTCGAGCCTGAGCTTTGTAATCAATTGAAGTATCATAAGAAACAATGGAAGAATCTTGAAGAAGAACACCATCTAAGTCGCTTATAAAAACAGCAGTTGTGTCTTTATCATGAGATGTAGCTATGGTATCGTATTGCCCTCGAAGAACATAAAGGATATATGCAGATCCTGAAAAAACTTCTGCAGACATAATCCTCATTATCTCATCCCCAACTATCAATATTCCTCCATTAGATAGAGCATTAGGAAAGGTAGACGCAAGATATGCAGTTAATTCAAAAAGGTCAGAAGAGAGTGTAGCGTTTTGATTGAAATCTACTACTAAGGAACCCTCTTGATCATAAGTAGACGTAACTCCATACCCTATTAGAAGTTGGCCAGTAAGAGAAAATCCTCCAGCAACCCCAAAATTAACATACGCAGCAAAGTTTATAGAATAATGTCCAAGAAACGAGTGTTGCAAGGTCTGATTCCTAGATCCTACTAACAACGCAGCTGGAGCAGCATCATCTGAGGTCGGAGTGAGTGCTCTAGGGAGCTCCAACATCTGGAAGAAGGGAAGTGTCCGCAACACACCTGGATCTACGTCTGGGACGTCTGGAGTAACTATAACAGTAGACAGGTCTTGGGCATGTCCGAAATAAGGATCTTCTGTAGCTTCGATACTAATAACATCTGAATCGATATCATCAGACAACGCAGCACATCTACAATACAAATATTGAGTAATTGGAATCTCAGGTACATCAATATTTGTGATAACAAAGGGATCTCCTGGCTCTATCGGAAAGACATGACGAGAAGCTGAGAAGTTGAGAGAAGCTAAGACAATACCTTTTCTTCTAAATATACGAGAGATAATAAGACCAGCAACCGTCCCATCACAAACCCACGGAATATCTACACCTTCTGTTATATGATTACCTGTTTCTTCAAACGAGGCATTATTTCTCTTACTCTGACCAACTGTGTCGTATTTCTTGCTTCGATTGGTATAGAGAAATGTAAATTCAGTAGGGAGAAGTGAATCAAGTTGACGAGCTATTCTCAGAGTATTGACAATCTTGGAATAATCAATAGAAAGAATCTCTCGAATTGATCCAGCTCCAACTGTAGTATAAGTAGCTGTTCCGGACACTCCTAGAAAATGTTCCCCAGTAGTATATACAACTCCTAGATAAGTGACAGACGTATAATCAACTACAGAATAGAACTTCCCTGCTACAATACTGCCACTGGCTATGTCAGAAGTATAAGTATTTCGATATAGAACCACTTCAATAGTAGATCCATTAAAATAGAAATTCCCATCTATATAAGTTTGGAGATCCTTTAGATGTTCTAGGAGAGAATTCCCCTGAGCCACATAGATACTCAATCGAATACCCTCATCTTCGAGAGTCTGGGTAGCTGTTCTCCAAGTTCCTGTAGAACCTGTCCCGATAATACTAGGTGGGATAACAATCCCGTATTTGGGATTTGTCATCATATCATATGAAGCTACTAATGGATTAACATCATCAGTAGTCTTATTTAAGCCGGAACCAGAGTTATAGTGTGCGTCCGGAAATGTGTAGTGTGGATCTGAAACGAAGATTCCAGCCAATATAGCCAACTCATCATAGATCCCCAGATGTCGTTTTATCTCTAAGGTAATTCGAGGAACACTAACATAAGATCCTAGACTAAAATCCTTGAAGATAAGATAACAAATATTAGTATAAGCTACATTAGGAGAAGGGAGTTCAGAAGCAGATAGAAAAGAATCTGTAGTATTAGGAGGAGCTTGGTCATAAGCACCCCAATATATTCTAACAGATCGACCATTAAGAGTAAAATCTTCAAAATCATCTGCGTCCCGGACAACTGAAGTAGACTCCACAACTAATGCAGTATTGTCTACCGGTGTAATATATGTAGTAATGGGAACCTGACCTGTTCGGTGGACATAAAGCTGTTCATAAAGGAATCTATACCCATCTAGTATTTTACCCCCAGAATATTGAACATTTTGATACCCCACATTCCCATAATACGACAGATCATATCCTGTAAAAACAACCTCACCACTTTCAACAGCTGCTGCTATTACCCCTGAACCAACCGTCGTTCCATATGCAGCATTCACAGCAGTAAACACATCCCCCACAATATAAGTATCCCCATCATGAACAATCGACACATAACCTAGAACCATATATCTCCGACCGATGATCAGATCTCCACTGGCAACATCTGCTACAACTACACATGCTAAACTTATCGTATTAAATGTGTATACAAGCGTAGCAGTAGCTGTAAACAATTGACCAGCAAAATCAGATATACCATAATCTACTCCGTCATATGTAATACTCCCAGAGTATACATAATACTTTGTCCCTAGGACTATATCCGTCCTTGAAATAGACAACCCTGTAATGTGCTTAGCTACAATCGAAATAGTAGACCCGTCTATAACAGTATATGAAGTATCAGTGGCTGTAAATGTCTGACCTACTCGAATAATATTACCATCATGTCTAATTTGAAGAGGTCCTTGATTCTTGTAGGTAACTCCGATATCTAGGTCGTCCTCATCAACTCCGTCGGATAAAGTATACTGACCAAATACTTCTTCTTCATTGGCCCAAATAGTCTTCAATTCGTCTGCTAACCCCATTATACATGCCATAGAAAACGTATTGAAATACTCATGACCCGTAACCACAGGTTTCTTTTTCTTACCTCCTTTACCTCCTGCAGTTGCCTGCACTTCCTCTATTTGTTGTGATCTAAAATTTTTGGACCAACAATACATAGTTCCTACTTTATTGGTTCCTGCTAAATATGGAATAGCTATTCCTTCGGAGGACCTAGGAATTATTGCTTCATTAGCCTTAGCTGGGTTTGGTTGGTCTGCCATTGGAGTCTTAGCTGGGAACACAAATCCAGAGACATATCCTCCTACAGCAGCTCCTAAGGCAAATGCGACAGACTGTCCTACTCCTGAGCCAAAGAACGACCCGATAGCTCCACCAAGACCAGGAAGAATAGCTGAAGCGATGACACCTAACACAATTGGAAGAAGGATTCTTCCAATTGTACCACCATAAATCCATCTATATCTATTGAGTCTAATTTTCATATTCGTAGTCTACCGAATAAACAAAAGTGGGTCTCCAATTTCGAAGACTCTCAATTGAGACTCCTACATCAAATTTAGAATGTAACATCTTCTTAGTTCCTTTATCGCTTATACATATCCCCATATGAGCTCCAGGACAAGTCCCTTGAGGAAATATTAGTATGTCTCCCTTTACCACATCAACTCTAGACTTACTCTTAAGTGTCAAGAAAGGAAGACCCTCACATACATCCCGTATAATTGATTTTCCAAAGCTAGATCTACGAAGAAAAAAGTGTTGATCATAACTCTTGTCTACATGAGTTGGAAGCTTCATTCGGTATTTCGAACCGTTCTTCTCGAAATATTCATTAACGAAACATATGGAAAACCAACTACAATCTACACCAGTCTTATCTCTCCCTTTATGTACAAAAGGAACCCCATGCCAACTGGCTGAGATAGAATCGAAGAGTTCTTCATTCATTCTATGCAGTTCCTTCCGCCGAAGCTCCTTTGGCTCCGTCAGTAGTTGGATTTCTTCGAGGTATAAGTGGGAATGACAAATTTCGTGCTAGGTTGTTGAATCTACTAAGACAAGTAGTATGACTAAAATCACACCCAGCTAGAAGCTCGATAGTATCTCCCACTTCAGCATCTACAATATTAGATAGGAGAACTAGAGTCTTTGTAGATTGTACATATTTGAGAATATGAAGTCTCTGAGTGTATCCATCTTTAGTGAATCTAACAAACCCGTCCGAGAAATAATCATCAGGATATAAGCCACCACCTCCGCTAGAAGTAACTGAAGATAAGGTGAGAGAACTAATAGTAATATCAAGTGATGCGATAACCGTAGTGTGTTTGAAATTAAACCCACTATACGAAGAATTTTCATCAACTCCACACATGTATCCATACAACAAATGATTACAGGTGATCTTAGTAATCAATCGCAAAAAGTTATTCTGGAGATGGGAAATGGTAGATTGACAAGTAAGTACAAATGAACTATTATCAGCTGCTACGGAAATAACTCTACCTACAAACATCTGATAATAGACACCAGCTGAAAGATCATCATTGAAGACTTTCTGAACAGTCACACCAGTGAGCCCAATACGATTAGCCATAATGTATGAACTAAATTGGGCATTGGTATTTTTAAGAGATAATGAGAGAGAATCTGGATCTAAATTAGAAGTATATCTAAAAGACGAAATCTTCAGTTCTCCACCAGTGTATGTATTCCCACCGAAGACTATGTCTTTCCGAGAGACGGCGAATCGTTGTGTGGTTCCCTGGGACGTAATTGTGACCAGATAAATTGGGGAAACTTTGCGAGAAATACTAAGCTCATACCAGGTCTTTAGGGCAGCTGTATCAAATAATTTCATGCAAGTTCTATATACGCAACATCTGAAAATTCAACTAACGGGTCTGACCTGGTCCAACCAACACAAACCGCATTGAGAATTCCATTAGTAGCTTCGTTTACAGAGACTACCCGGTTTATCAACCCAATACCACTTCCATAACTCCCACCAAGAACAGTAGTAGCATAATTCCCGAAAGTGAGAGAATTTTCTTCCATAATAGCTATGAACTGTGCCTGGGTGACATCTACGAGACAACCTGCATCATTCCCAGGAGTTATTATATTAAATTCCCATGTCGTATCTGCAGCATTCGTTCTAACAAATTCAAGGATCATCATCCCCCGAACACTTGCAGGAGCGAGAGGTAAGAATAGATCATCAGTATCTTCAGAAGTTGCATCAACATTCCCAACTCGTGTCCCCACTACAGTTCCCCCTGTTTGGTATGAATTTGTGTTCCTGCTCCATGTATTCTCTTGAGCCATAATCCCAGCAAAATGAGATGTATTAGGAGTAATTCGGTCCGTTAGCCATTCCACAGCAGATGGAGAGGCAAGTAGTCCCAGGAAAATAGTAGCTCCTCCGATTATATCAGTGCCACTATCAGTAAGAGATACTCGACACCCTACTCTCAACTTGGTCCAGGAAGAACTTATGTCTATAAGAGCAGCGGCCTGGCCGTAAGTCATGAACGTGTGGTGACTGACGTGGACGATATGGTTGGTAGCTCCTGTCTCTGGATCGAAGTAAGTGAACCTCTCTGAATACATGGTGCAACCAGACAGGAGGAA